CCCCTTCACCGACCTGCTGACGACCTGCCTCGGGCCGGTCTCGTACCGGCCCGGTACAGGCCGCCAGCCTCGCCCCCCGCCGCCCCTATGGAGAGGCATGTCATGCTGCTCGAAGACCTGCGCGCCCTGCCCGTGGGCGCGCCCCTGCTCGCCGGACCCGACGCCGAGCCCGTCGTCCTGGCCGAGCTCACGCCGCCCGGCCCCGGCCGCCGCACCACCACCGCGCGCGTGCTCACCGTCCTCGGTGAGGAGCGCGACGTCCTGCCGCGCCTGCTCGCCCCCGCGCCGCCCGCTCGCTACCCGGACGCGGTCGCGGTGCGCCCGGACCTGACCGGGCACACGATCACCGTCGAGAAGATCACCGCCCGGATCTGGCCGCGGCTCGGCCTGGCGCGCGGCGTCGTCGGCCAGCTCGCCGCGATCGAGCGGCAGGACGGCCACCTGGTCAAGGTGTGCTGCATCGCGAGCGACCTGTGGGGCGGAGACATCGAGACCGCCGCCCGCTCCTACGCCGACGGCTACGGCGCACGCTGCGTCCCCGCCGGGAGTGCGTGATGTCTGAGCCGATGAGCGACGTGCACGTCGACCGCCCGCATCTGTACTTCCGGTCCCCCACCGGGATGCTGCACCTGCGCGCGCGGATATGGCCCGATGACGAGTGCGGCCCGGTCGGCAACGGCCTGTCGTTCAGCCGCGCCCGCTGCGGCTGGGAGACCGACCTCGGCTTGACCGCGATCCCCAGCCGCCTCTTCCCCGACGGCGAGGACCGGCTGTGCAAGCGCTGCGTGGTGATCGAGTCATGAGCGCCCAGCGCGGCGGCGGCTGGCAGGGCATCGGGCTCGGCGCCGTCGCGTCCGGGGCGCTGCGCTGGACGACCGCCGAGCTAGACCGCGCGCTCGAACGGGCGGCGCGATGACCGTCCTGAACGACGCCCGCCCGTCCGGCGCTGCCGCCGTCCGCCTCACCGGGGATGAGGCGGCGGCGCTGGTCGAGGCCACCGGGCTCGCCGCGTCGCAGCTCCTCACCCAGGTCCGCGAACTGGGCCTTGAGCCGGACGGCGCGCTCGGCTCCGAGGCGCATGCCCTGGCCGCGGCGGTCCGCAAGCTGGACGCGCTCGGCGACGTCGCCGGACTTGAGATCCACGCCCGCCGCACCCCGATCTTCGAGAGGCACGGCCCATGACAATGCCGACACCTCGCCCGGCTCCCGCGCGCCGGCGGCGCGCCCCGCTACTCTTGGTCCAGCCTGACTGGACCAAGAGGGATGCCGGGGATGCCATGGCCGACGACAAGCGCAAGCTCGCCGACCCGAAGAAGACGTACTGGACCATCGCGGACGTCGCCGCCCACTGGGGCGTCAAGCCGACGACGATCCACACCTACCGGACGCGGGGATGGCTGCCGCCCGAGGACGAGACCATCGGCAACGCACCGGTGTGGAAGCCCAAGACGATCACCTCCTTCAAGCGGCCCGGCCGCGGCGCTCGCACCGATCTAAGGGATTCGAGCACGTAGTCGCACTACTCCTCGCCAGCCCTCCATGTCGGCCGATAAACCCGGGCGGGGATGCCGAGGCCGGACTCGCCAGCGTAGGCCGTGAAATCCAGGGTCCACATCGATGCTTGGGCCAGGAGGACGTTCAGGTGCAGCATCATTGGGAAGAACACATCCTCCCCTTCGTCAGGGTGGAACGCGATGAGCCCCGCCCCAGGTTGCGGGTACGGATCGACTAGCCCGTTTTTAGGGCTGGTCCAGCGCAAGAAGCCTTCACCGAGGACATAGACGCCATCTGGGCGCTCCTCGGGGGGGCGCGATTCGCACCACTCCCAGAGGTGCTCACATAGCGTCGTGATCTTACTGCCGCCGTAGGCGAAGATCAGACCCAGCGTGGGCAACTGCCAGTACGGCTTGCCGTGAACCCTGTACGGGGTGTACATGCCCCCCGTGGGCAGGTGAGCGGTCTTGGGCATGGCCTTGAGCTCGCGGAGCGCCTCGCAGGAAGACAAGAGCTCACTCTTATCCAACGATGACTTGACCTCGATGACGCTATAAACGCACTCGTTCGGAATGATGCGGTAATTCGCAGTGTCCAGCAAGGGTGGAGTGCTCCGATCAAAGAGAATCACATCGCACTGCCTCGACGTGTCACCCGATGCTGTGATGATCTCACCGCTATGAGCCGTCATAACGTGCCCTGGGACTCTAGGTGCGATGAACTCGCACAGGATCCCCTCGCGGCTTCGGCCCTTCTCTGGGCGATGATTAAACGCCTGCGACTCCTCAAAATCTGCCCGCATTCTCCGTGCAGCTGCGTGAAGGATCTCAGCTAGTTTGCTGTGTGGGGTACCAGCGGCCATGGCAGGACGGTACTCGGCAGCCGCATCGCGAAGGGGCGACACGCCGTACACCGACTCACCGCGGGAACTTTTCACGCCGGCGCGGCACCCGGGTGTAGTCCTGTCCCTCGATCCGGGTCAGATCATCGGCCGTCACGCGTCGGCGGCGCCCCTCCCACTTCAGCCCGTTCCACGCCATGAAGGCGATCTCGGCGCCCCACCCGCCCTCGGGGAACTGCACCCACTCCAGCAGGTACACCGCTCCCCCGGCGGCGCGGGAGAAGACCACAGGTGCAAGGACGGCCACCAGGCGTTTCTACCCCGACCTTCCGCATCAGGTCGAATATGTGTTCGCCCGCGCCGTACGCTGATCACAGTGACGCCGTGTCCAGGCCGCTGCAACGCCCGCCACCGCAAGGCCGTTCGCGACTTCGAGGCCACGACCCGCGCCTACGACGCGGCGCTGGAACCCTGGGAGGATGCCCGCGACCAGGTCCTCGACGCCAAGGACGCTGAGATGCTGGCCGCCGCTCCAGTGGCGCCGATCCGGCGACGAGGCTCGCGGCCGGACGGGAGGCCCCCGGCCGGGCGGTGCGTCGCCCGGCCGGGCGGGATCGGCAGGTCGCGTTCTGGGGATGGCTACGGGTTGTGGAACCGCACCTCGGGGTTGTCCCGCGACGGGCCGTCCAGCAGAGGCCGCGGGACGCGCCACAGGTGCAGGTCGAAGAAGGCCCCGACGTAGTCACGGACGATCTTGTCCGAGCGCGTGCCCGCCAGGCCCGGCCGCGGACCGGACTGCGGCAGGCCGAGCTGCTCGCTGAGCACGGGAACGTCGCAGAAGGTGAAATGCTGCGAGCCGGCGACGGTCAGCCACCGCCTCCAGCCGTCCAGCCGCCGCCACGTCCGATCCCACGTCTCGTCCTCGCCGCCCGGACGGCTGGTCTCGTCGCCGAGCATGAGCAACGGCCGCCCGCCCAGGCCCCCGTCCGGTACGGGGTCGGCGAAGGAGCCGTCCATGTTGACGCCCGCCCGCATCCGGATGTCGCGTGCCATGGCCGACGCCGCGGTCGCGCCGCCCAGCGAGTGCCCGGCAATGCCGATCCGCCGCCTGTCGATCAGGTGTGCGTGACGCCAGGCCGGACGGTGACCGGTCAGCCGGTCCAGGACGAACGACACGTCCCGGCCCCGGCCCACGGTGGCTCTTCTGAAGTCCTCCTTGGTCTTGGTCTTCGCGCAGGCGAGGCAGGTCAGCATCCGGCCGCCCGGGAACTCCGTGCCCACGGACTCGTAGGCGTGGTCCACCGCGGCGACGACGTGGCCGCGGCTGGCGAGCTCCTCTGCCAGGCCGGTGAGGGTGTAGCGGGACACGCTGAAGCCGGGGGAAAGCACCACCAGCGGGCGGCGTCCCGGCAGCGGTCGCGCGTCCACCCGGGCGTTGGTGCGCGTGGCGCTCAGCGTCTTGGCCGAGACGACGCCGTCGAGGTCGCGGTCTTTCAGGAACAGCCGGGCCTCCTCGCTGGTGGCGTACCCTGCTCGGGCGCCGGGACCGGGCAGCGCCGGGTAGTACATGCTGAGCATCAGTTCGCGGGCGCTCGCCCCGGGGGCCCACGGGTCCTTACGCGCGGGATCGACCAGGTGCAGCGTCGAGCGGCCGACCACGTGCGGGCCGGTGGGGCGGGGGAGCCGCAGCCGCACGTCCTCGGCGCTGCCGGGCACGGGCGCAGGGTCTGACGCCGCCGAGGCGGCGCTAACGGTGGTGAGGGGCACCGACACGGCGAACGCGAGTACGGCGACGTTCATCTTGCGAAGGATTCTGGTCACGCGCCCACGCTAGATCGCGCCGCTTGCCGGGCGCGTCAGCCTTCCGGCTGTCGCTGATCGCGAGTGCGACGGCGCCCGTAGTCCTCCAGGCTGATGGCGACGACGTCTTTCGTCAGGGGCACCGCCGCACCAATCACGGCCCCGCCCGCCAGCTCCACCGGGCCGTAGAGCAATTTCCGGCCGGGAGTGTTCCTCCATGGGCCATCTGCTACGAATCCGTTCACCATGGCTTGACCTGGCGAAGCCAGTCGAATCTCTGTTCGCCCGCGACGTACGCTGATCACCGTGAGCGCCGAGAAGTCGCCCTGTCCCGGGCGCTGCAACGCCCGCTACCGCAAGGCCGTCCGCGACTTCGACGAGGCGACCCGCGCCTACGAGACCGCCATGGGCAGCTGGGTGAACGCCCGCCAGCAGGTCCTCGACGTCGAGGCCGCCACCGGCGCCGACGACGGGACCCGCAACATCCTGCGGGGCCTGGACGAGCTCCGCCCGCAGCCCCCGGCGCCGGTGACGATCGTGCCCACGGACGGCGCCCCTGTCTGGTGCGACCGCGATCAGGCGGCGATCCGCCGCGCGCTGGTCGAGATCGATGACCTCGCCGCGCTGCTGGCGTCCTGGAGCGACGGGCACCGCGGCGCGGGCTCGGGCGAGCGGACGTCCGGCCACCGCCCCGGCTCGGCGTCGCCGTCCCCCATCGCAGACACCTTGGACGAGCTCTACCGGGCCCTGGCGACGGTCGAGACCGAGTGGCGGGAGGCGCGCGGCCTGCCGCCTCGTCCGCACCGCGGCGCCGTCGAGGCCCGCACGCGGACGATCGGCTGGCTGCTCGGCCAGCTGGACCAGATCCTGCATCATCCCGGCAGTGTCGCCTTCGGACGCGCGACCCTCGCGTGGCAGCGCCGTCTGCAGCAGGCCACGAGGAGCGACCCGGTCGTGCGCCGGCGTCCGGCCGTCCCGTGCCCGCGCTGCGACCGGCGCGCCCTGCGCACGCGCGACGACGGGTACACGCAGTGCGCGGGGTGCGGGCGCTTGCTGGACGAGCGCGAGTACGACGAGCTGGCCGAGCTGGCGGAGATCAAGCTGGCCGTCGAGGGGCCGAAGGATTCTGATGAACATTCAGCGCCTGCGCGCGGCCGTTGAACGGCGTTAAGTGGCCAACCGGCACAGCCACGGGCTGGCGAAACCGGCGGTGGGCCCGAATCGGTCCGTAGCTCGTTCGACACGGCCGACCGCGGTCACCACCTGCGAACAACGAACAGACCCCGGCACCACGAACCACCGACAAGGTGCTGATTGTCACTCTACGGCTACGGTCATGATCGCCCTTGGCAAGCCTTAGTCACCTTCTGGGTCATATACCGAATCGTGACCGTGACCACGTACACCCCGGCGTGCCTTGCTCGTCTACCAAGTGTGATGGACTTTGAGTTCTGGTCGGGAAATGTAGGGGCGGCGCCTTTGGGCGTGGCCGCTTTGTTGTCGCTTGTCGGTGCCGGGCGTTGCCTCGGCTTGGTTACCGGGCTGGGTTGCGAGTCCGCGGTAAAGGTGAGATTTTCTCGGCTTATCGCGGACACCCTTATCGCCGCCACGCTCTCGTTTGCGGTCTGGAAGTTCTACTTTAGGGACGGGTTTCTTGACCTCAACCAGATCGGCGTACTGGGGTTCAGCCTCCGGCTGAGCTACCCATATAGCCTCGCACTGTTCCCCGCAATGTTAGTGATCGTCGCAGTGTTCGCCAACAAAGAGCGGCGAGCCGCCGCCAATTTTCCTAGGGCACACGAGTTCGACGGCTCCCAGGTGGTGGCCCGGCGGTCGATCATCCATCCGACGAAGTTCCATACACGACGGCGGACCCTAGAAGAATGGCTTATCTCTGAGGGCAAAGATGTGGTGGAACTGTTTATTGACGTGATCTTTGGCAGGCTACGGTCCGAGCTGTTAAAGAATTCCCGCGAAGAGTTTGACCGCATCACCGAGCGTTTGCGGCAGAGCCGATCCGGGTCTGTGGAGGCGGCGTCGGAGATCGACATCACGCAGAGTTCGGCTTCGCCTCACCCCGCAAGCTCCACGCTGATCATGTGGTGCTTGACGCTCTGGGTGCTCCCGCACTGGTGGCCGCTTCTCGACCCGCTGGCCGCACACCCGCTCATCGCCGCCCTCGGACAAGGGGCCCCTGAGAGCGCCCTTGGCAGACTTGCGGTCTCGATCTCTTCGGGAACGGCATGGATCGCAGCGCTCGCGCTCGCCTGTGCGCTGCCCATGTGCTTCATGGGCAGGATTCACATTCTTGTCCGGCCGGTCCTGCTGGCGCTCTCCGCAGCGTCCATGTGCGTCGCGGTCGCACCTTTCATCTTCAGGACCAACACGCCGCTGTGGGACATGGTGATGCCCCTGCCACTCGCCCTGGTTAGCGCGAAATTAACCTTCTCAGAGAAAGCGCGCTTGCACAGCACCGACTACCCGATGAGTAAACCAAGAACTTCTCAACTTATGCCCAATGGCTCCGGAACCGGCCTCCTTACTGTCATAGGCATTACCCTACTCGTCGCGCGGCAATCTTTCCAAGGCTCGTTGAAGGAAGCGGCGCTGTGGCTTACCGTTTACGCAGCTGTCGCTGCGATCGTTATTCTAGTTGCGGAATTCGTAATCGACACCGCCACTCTTTCCTTGGGAAGTAATCTCAGCGACCTACCGCCGATGATCGGCATATGGGCGGGTGTCCTGGCCAGTCCAATGTTCTTGTTCTACGGTGAACGGTACGGTAGCAACGATGCGACCATCTACGATTTCAATAAGCTGCCCGAGGAAGTGACGACGCCGCTCCCTTCGACCTGGTGGTGCATGCCGATGCTGGTCACTGCCGGATACGTCGCCGGGACCGCTCTGGCCTATGCCGGACTGGCCGGGCGCTGGAAGCCGACACACCTTCACGCTGACCGCGCCTGACCACCCTGGTCGACTCATCCGTGCAGGGTCAACCCACATGGTCATCCCTGGGCGAACTGCGGGAACCCGCTCCAGCGCCGCTCTTCCAAGCTGGCCCTTCCAATCAACGGCCACCGCACCCCGCGTGCATGACCGCGTCGTGATCGTCACCGACGAGCAGGCGTGGGGCGGCTACCTCGGAGGCGACCCGACCGTCCAGGCCCCCAAGAGCGTCCCCCGTCTACACCTGGAACCTCGCCGGCTACCAGTACGGGCACGGCCCCTCCGGCGAGGGCAACCGGCACGTGTTCGGAGGGCTCTCTGACGCCGCGTTCCGGCTGATCCCGCTGCTGGAGGCGCACCGGGACGCCGCCTTGCCCTGGCCGTAGAGCGCCCGTCTGCCGGGTCCGCCATGATGAGGCACATGGCGGACCCGGCTAACCTATGCATCGACGAGCTGGTCGCGGTCACCATCTGCGGTTTGGGGCGAGATGAACGGTGATGCGTGAGTCTAGCCCTGACGACGTTCACAGGACGGACACGAGGCATCGTGCTGCCCCCCTTCCCAGAGGAGGGTTCCATAAGCCATCCAACCCGTCATAACGCTGACCGCAGGACCCGCCGCCAGCCTCACGGTACTCAGCGAGAAGAAGCCACTCCAAGTTGCGCCTGGATGTGATTCATGCCTCCGGAGGTGCCTAAGACGCCAGAATTCAGCCTCGCTACACTCGACTGCGGGTGTGTGAGCACTTTCGACCAGCGCTTCAAGCGCCTCTTTTGGCGTGACGCCCTCCCCCCAACAAACACCTAGAGACCGGCCTCTATAGGCGGAATATGCGTCCGCATGAACAGCGGGTTGATCGAAGGTCATTATTCGAATTTCAATCTCAATCTGAATACTGCTCGCTTCGATCGAGCGTTTCGCATTATAATGCGACTGCAAACTTCCTCCATAAATTCACACCGAGGTAAACGCCGTGTGCTAGAGCCAGCACAGCACACGGACGATTCTCGTGGAACCAACTGACCGGTACCGGCCTCCCCACTCTGCCTTCCGCGAAAGGTTGCGATCATTACTGGCTTTGCTGGCGAGCAAGAAGACGCCTTCTCGGTCTCCCTTGATCCCCCCTCAGCTGGACGCCGCGCGCGGATATCGTTGAAGCACCCGTCGGCGCGCGCGACGAGGACGAGCGCCGCGCGACCCTCGCCGAGAGGGCCAGGGACATAGCCGACGACTGCGCGGGCGTCCTCGTCGAGGTGACGAAGCCGAACCTCGACGAGCTGGCGGAATTCGCGGCTGAGTCCGCAAGCTGTCTGAGCATCGGAAAGCACTTCTCCGCTCAGGCCGGAGCGACCACTGTCGTGGACACACTCCTGCACCACATGGTGACGCGGGGAGCGCCGTTCCTGAGCGAACCCCTGGAGAAGATGAAGTACGGGGGGGGTTCCCCGACCGTCTCGACGTCCCGGACGACGAAACCGACCTCGACGCCGTCCGGCCCACATGCACCTTGGCGCCGCTGCGCATGGCGCTCCAGAGCTACCAGTTCCCGTCGCTGAACGATCCCGGCGACCCGATGCCGACGCGCCTGAATCGGCACGTGACCGTCCGACGATCGGGCCATTTCGGTTCGACTACAGCATGCTCGACGGACGGGACGGCTTCGTCAGCGACGCCACCGCCGACGCCGACGAGGCGATCAAGCGAATCGTCTTCCCCGAACATGCGCAGGTGCCGGATGCGTCCAACGGCAAGGAGGGCAAGCGGTGGCGGCGGATGACGGACATCCACATCTAACGAGTCACTTCGCCCACGGTCACGACGTTTTCGTGACGAGTGATCGCGACATCCTTGACCCCAAAGCGCAGCTGCACGCAGAGGTGGGCTCGGTGGATCGACACACCATCTGGTAGGGCGGCGCGCTGAACCCCTTCAGGAGTGGCGGCCCACCTCGCTGTATTACGACCTAATGCACTACCTCCAGTCTTCGCGAGCCCTTTCCGGCGACGGAGGCCCACCCAGCGGAAGCGAACGTTTGGTGTCCCGGTGCATTGCGAAGATCGATCTTGGCATGGCTGCATGTTCGCGCACACTGGAGCCATGCGACTCCACCCCGCCGACGAGCTGTCCGAGCTGCTCAACCTCGACCAGGCGGCGCGTCTGGCGAACGTGTCCCGCCGCACCCTCGATCGGTGGATCGCCTCGCGCCGCCTGCGGGTGTACGAGGTCCGCGGGCACACCGGCCGCTACGTGCGCGAGGACGAGCTACTGGAGGTCGAGCGCGAGCGCCGGCGGTCCCGTCGGCGCGGCCGTCCCGGCGCCCGCGTCAACGTCGCTTGACACCTTGACCTTGCGTGTCTCATCCTGTGATCAGTGTGGCGTTCTGTCACCAGAGCAGGGTGGAGCAGTTCGGTAGCTCGCTGGGCTCATATCCCAGAGGTCGCGTGGTTCGAATCCCGCCCCTGCCACCAACCTCTTGATCACCCAAAGTGAGGCCCGGATCCCAGGTCCGGGCCTCACGCATATTCCCTGGTCAGCGGGCATTCCGCCCATGTGCCGACCTACGACCGGTTCCGCCGGGACGTCGCCCGCGTCCAAGCCGCACACCCGGACGTGGCGCTCCATCTCGTCTGGACGGGCCCGGACGAGCCGGTCACTCTCAACCTGATCCGTACCACCCCCGTCCTGCGCGGCCAGGGGCTCGCCGAGGCAGCCCTGAACGACCTGACGGCCCTCGCGGACAGGTGGGGAGTCCCGCTCCGCCTCGTGGTCGAGCCGATCGAGGGCGACCTGGACGTCGATCCGGCGCGCCTCCTGCGCTGGTACGGCTCCCACGGGTTCATCGTCACCGGCGTACGCGAGCGGGACGGCGCGCCGATCATGGAGCGGTCGCCCCGCGGTTAGCCGACCGGCGCCGTGGGCACCTCGGGTAGCGCGGCCTTCAGCGCCGCCCGCAGCTCGGCGTAGCGCTTTCGCTGATAGCTGGTGAAGAGCACGACGTGCGGGTTCCCGCCGATCGCCTTCTCCTTGGACGTCCCCAGCGCCCTCACGGTCTTCACATCCTCGGCCGTCGCCATGAAGACACACCCGTTGGCCAGCACCGTCGGATCCTTCCACTGCACCTGGACGATCTCGGCCAGCGGGATCACCGTGTGGGCGTCGCTTGCCACCCGCCCCAGACCGCGCCGACTAATCTCCACGCGATCGGCGTGCAGCACCACGGTCGCCAGATGCGCCTTGATCGTCTGAGGGGCGCGCTTCTCGAAGTCGACCATGGCCCCGCATCCTCGCACCCGCCGGCCCGGGAGGTGGGCATGACGGCCTCATCCGGACGCCCGGCCCGCACCGCCGGACGCAAAGGACGCCCCTGGAGACGCGCCCGGAAGCAGGCTCTCGACGAGGGCGCCGGCGTGTGCTGGATCTGCGGCCACGGCGGCGCCCGCTACGCCGACCACAAGATCCCCCTCGCCCGCTGGAAGGCCGCTGGCGGCGACCCCAACGACCCGGCGAACTTGGCGCCCGCCCACGGAGCGAACAACCGGTGCCGGGACTGCGGACGCTGCTGCAACGAGTCCAAGGGCGACCGCCCCTACGCCCCGCCCGTGCAGGGTTCTCGCGACTGGTGACATGATGACCGACATGGCCATCAACGCCTATAGCGGCCCCGCCACCCTCGTCACGGACGACGGCGCCGAGCGAGACGCCACCGTCGACCTCTTCGTCGAGCAAGAGGGCGGCCTCAAGCGGTGGTTCGGCACTGCTCGCCTCGACGACGTCCCACCCCTCGAAGAGCTGCGCCTCCGGACGCCTGATGGGCGAGAGGGGAAAGCCATCATCACCAGGGTGGAGTACGGCTCTGATGAGGTGGAACTCCAGGGCAGCGGTCCGCCACCGTTCGACTTCGCCTAGAGGGTTGCACGTTTCCCCAGGTCGCCTGGATGCCACCTGCGGAAACGCGGCACCCCCGCTACAGTCCCGCCATGGACGCCCGCGAATAACGGCAGGCCCTGGTCGGAATCCTCGGCCTCATCGCCGACCAGGTGGAGTCCGAGGACGACCAAGTGGTCAAGGACCGCCGCGTCAGCGAAGCCGTCAGCACACTGCTCGCCGAGTGGACCCTGGACGTCGACCTCGAAGGCGAGCATCCGCGGTCCCCGGCGGAGGCCCTGCGGAACGAACTGCTCGCCCTCCTGAACGGCGCGATCTTGACCCAGAGTTTGCTGCTGGAACAGTGGGCCGCCGAGACCGGCGAGTCAAGGAGCGAGGTGCTGCGCAGGTTCGCCCTGCGCATGGCATCGAAGGACGGCGAGCAGGGACCGTGATGAGTGCATGGTCCTGTACGTGGTGACCGGTCCCCCGGCCTCGGGCAAGACCACCTACGTCCAGGCCCACGCCACCCCCGGTGCCGTGGTCATCGACTGGGACGCCCTCGCCACGGCCCTCACAGCGGGCCCTGGCGACTCCCACCGCCACCCCAGGCCCGTCCAGCAGGTCGCCCACCGGGCGCGCCGTGCCGCGATCAGGGAGGGGCTGCGTCAATCCAGGGGGCATGACGTGTGGGTGGTGCACTCGGCCCCCTGCCCCGAGGCCATGGCCGAGTACCAGGCCCACGGTGCCCACGTCATCACCATCGACCCAGGCCAGGACGTGGTACTGGCACGGTGCGAGCAGCTGCGCCCACCTGCATCCCGTGACGCCGCCCTGCGCTGGTACGCACAGCGTGACACCCCACCACACCCCACGATGCGTGTACAGAGTGACATCACACTCAGCAACGATCATGGTTCGCGAGACTGGTGACACGGCGTGATGTGACTCCCCGTGGTGTCCGACCCGTGATCAGCTTCGCATTCACGCATCGTGACACCCCACGCTCGACCAAGATCCATCTCACGCTTCGCGACCCTCACGCACTCGGGGGCTCTGACCTGCGGTAATGCGGACGGTGCGCGGCAGGGGTGGGGGGCACCCTCACGACGGGGACCCAGTCGATCCGGGGGACCCAGGGCCAGCGCTCCCGTGTCTGTCTGCGCGCAAGATCATCCAAATGTCACTTTGCGTGACGTGACAGAGAGTGACCATCTTCCGTTCATGACCGCCGTCACTCTCCGCTACATCACTCTCTGCGACCCCCGCTAGTTGGGCGAACTCGGCCCGACGCGGATTAGCGAGTCCTGGTGAAACCGGGCTCGTGATCATGAATGCCGCCCGCCGCTGATCACGGCGGGAAGGGAGCCCCGGCGTCTCCAGGTGCCGGGGCTCCCGTATACCTGGAGGTCCAGCCCAATGCCCCGTAAGCCCGACACGCCGTGCTCCGGCTGCGGCACCCTCATCTGGAGCGGCACCGGCTCGCTCCCCGCCGCCGAGCGGAAGTGCCGTCCGTGCCGACGCGCTCGGACCACCGTGACGGCTGCCTGCGTGGTGTGCGGCGGCCTCTTCGATCGGCCCAAACGCGGCGGCGGCGCCCCCCGGACGACCTGCTCGACTGCATGCCGCCGAAAGTGCTGGAACAAGCCGCGCCCCTGTGTCGACTGCGGCGGACAGGCGATCGCGCCGCGCCTGCGCTGCGAGGCCTGCCGGGAGGCCCGCAAGCGGGAGACGGCCCGGCGCAAGAACCGCCTGCGCCGGGCCGCCCTGCGCGGCGCGGCGAGCGAGCCCTACACCCTGGACGAGATCGCCACCCGCGACCGTCACCGCTGCCAGCTCTGCCACCGCCGGGTCGACATGACCCTGCCTGCGCCGAACCCCGGCTCGCCGAGCATCGACCACGTGATCCCGCTGGTCGAGGGCGGGGACGACGTGCGGTCCAACGTCCAGCTCGCGCACTTCGGCTGCAACTCGGCCAAGGGGCGGCGAGGCTCGCAGCAGTTGGCCCTGGTGGGCTGACGTGGGGCCGGTCGAGGCGGCGTTGCACGCGGAGCTGGAGGGCTGGGGCGCGGAGATCGTCTCGTCGGCGCTGGCGGTCTCGGCGCTGGACGTCGCGCGCCGGCTGGACCAGGGCAAGGTCTCGCCCGCCTCCGCATCCCTGCTGCACGGCCAGCTCCGTCAATACCTCTCTGACCTGCGGGAACTTGCCCCACAGAAGGAAGAGACCGACACGGTCGACGAGATCCGCGCACAGCGTGAGAAGCGGCGCCGGGGAACGGCGTGACCGTCTCCGAGGAGACGCCGCTGATCGGGCGGCAGGAGCCGACCATCCACGTCGTGCCGGAGTACGTGGCGACGTCGGGCGACGAAGCGGTGGCGCTCGCGGCCCAGGCCGGCCTCGACCTCGACCCCTGGCAGCGGCTCATCCTGCGCGACGGGCTGGGTGAGCGGGCGGACGGGTCCTGGGCGGCCTTCGAGGCGGCGATGATCGTCGCCCGCCAGAACGGGAAGGGCGGCGTCTTCGAGGCTCGCGTCCTGGCCGGTCTGTTCCTGCTGGACGAGCGGCTGATCCTCTACAGCGCGCACGAGTTCAAGACCGCGCAGGAGATGTTCCGCCGCATCGAGGACCTGATCTCCGGGACGGCCCAGTTCCGCAAGCGGGTCAAGCGGGTCGACCGGACGCGCGGCGAAGAGGGCGTCGAGCTGCTGCCGACGCCTCAGTGCCCGAAGGGGCAGCGGCTCCGGTTCGTCGCCAGGAGCACGGGGTCGGGCCGCGGGTTCACCGGCCACTGCAACATCTGGGACGAGAGCCAGCACCTGTCCAATGCCAGCGTGGACGCGCTCATGCCGACCATGTCGGCCATCCCGAACCCGCAGCTGTGGTACGGCGGCAGCGCCCCGGACAAGGACCTGGCCCCCTGCGAGCAGATCACCCGCGTCAGGACCCGGGCGCTGTCGGATAAGCCCGGCCGTCTGGCGTACTTTGAGTGGTCCGCCGAGCTGCACACGCCGGAGTGCGAGCGTGACTGCACCGAACATGACGACCCCGACAGCCCTCTGACCTGGGCAAAGACGAACCCTGGCCTGGGGATCCGGCTGTCGGTGGAGCACATCGCCAACGAGCGGGACTCGATGAGCGAGCGCGGGTTCGCCCGCGAGCGTCTGTCGGTCGGCAACTACCCCACCGTCGGCGGCGGCTGGAAGGTCATCCCTCAGCCGGCCTTCGAGGCGGTCGCCGACGAGACGTCTCGCCCGCTCGACCCGGTCGCGTTCACCGTCGAGGTCGCTCCGGACCGGCAGGCCGCGGCAATCGCGGTGGCGGGCCTACGCGAGGACGGCCTGCTGCATACGGAGGTCGTCGCCTACCAGCCGGGCACCTCGTGGGCGCCGGGCAGGCTCGCGCAGCTGGTGGCCAAGTGGCGGCCGTGCGTGGTGGCGATCGCTCCGGCCGGGCCCACCGGCAGCTTGGCGCCGGACATCAACGACGCCCTGGAGGAGCTGGACGAGGACGTCCGGATGGAGCTGACGCTCATCAAGGGCCGCGACTCCGGGGCGGCGTGCGGCGGCCTGTACGACGCGATCGTGCGGCCGAGGAACGCGCCGCCGGACTGGACGCCGAGCGTGCGCATCCGACCGCACCCGGCGCTCACGGCGGCCGTGGCGGGCGCGAGCAGGCGCTATCTCGGCGACGCGTGGGTGTGGGACCGGCGGGCCGCCTCGGTCGACCCGTCCCCGCTCATCGCGGTCACCCTCGCCCGCTGGGCCTTCCTGACCCGTCCGCCCGAAGAGGACGAGCCCGCGCAGCCGTGGGCCGTGTATGTGTGACTCCCAGACGGCGTCGTAGTTAGGGGGCTGCTTGTTCGTCGTACGTGTAGGCAGTCTCTCCCAGCAGGGTTGTGAGGGTCTCCATCGCTTGAGAAGCCATGCCGCGGATCAAGCGGATATCTGTCGAACTGACACGCTGGCTTTCTTGCAATTCGACATCCCTTCCTGCGTCTTCGATAGGCATAAGGCGTACCAGGAGCCGCGTTGTGTCGACCAGGGCTGGCCAGCCCCAGAGGTTTGTCTCCTCGGCAATGCGTCTGGCCATGTAGGGGCCATACTGCCGAAAACCGAAAGCGTGCGCGGTCGCGGTGAGGGCACGATGCAGTTTGGTGACCCGAGAGGCCGCAGAGAAATCCAACCGGTTCTCTCGCATAATTGAGAGGACTTCCTTGAGTACCTGCCGCGCCTTGGCCGCCGTTTCAGCGCTCACGGGCGTGTCTGTCTCTGGCGCTACCGGTCTCCTCGCCTCTGCTTGCGCCTCTTCTAGAGCTTCCTGCGCCTCCTCGACGCGCTCGGCGAGTTCGACGTTCACGCCCATCGCGTCGATCGTCCTCGCTCGCTGGAAGGCGTCGCGGATCTGATCCCGGAAGACAAAGACGGCGATCACGAAGACGAGCGGCCAGACCAACGCCTTCACGAATTCCAGGATGAGCTTGGCGATCTCCACGCGGTTCCCCTCGATTCGCGTGCCGGGTCGACGACGCTACTGAGACCTCACGCCCAGCGGACCGGTTCCGCTCGCTCGTGACCAGATCGCAGCCCACGCGGGTGAGGAGGCGAAGTGACGACTGCCGTGGAGCCCTGGGCGGTGGACGGATGAGCGTCTTCGGGCGCCTGTTCAAGCGCGGCGAGCGGTCGATCACCACGCTGGAGGACTACGCCAACGCGCTCAACGAGTTCGTCTACAACGGACACGTCTATGGCCTGACAGGCGCGAACGTCCAGCTATCCCAGAACGGCGCGCCGGTCGAGTCGATCGCGGCGGACTTTGTCGAGTATGCGACACGCGCCTACGGAGCGAATGGTGTGGTGTTCGCCTGCATGGCGGTCCGGCAGCTCGTCTTCTCCGCGGTGCGGTTCCAGTACCAGCAGATGCGCGGCGGACGGCCCGGCAACCTGTTCGGCGACGCGTCGCTGGCGCTACTGGAGCGGCCATGGGTAGGTGGCACCACGCAGGACCTGCTGTCGCGGATGATCCAGGACGCCGACCTGGCCGGCAACTCGTACTGGACGACGTTCGACGGCGAGATGGTGCGCCTCCGCCCGGACTGGGTGGACATCATCCTGGAGCCGCGGATCTTCCGCGACGGCATCCTCGGCTACCGCAAGGTCGGCTACCTGTACACCGAGGGCGGCTACCGGCCGGGCGGCGGCGACTCGATCCCGCTGCTGGTGGACGAGGTCGCCCACTTCGCCCCGATGCCGGACCCGCTGGCGACCTACCGCGGGATGAGCTGGCTCACGCCGGTCCTGCGAGAGATCCGCAACGACGGCGCGATGAGCGACCACAAGGGCCGCTTCCTGGCCAACGCGGCGACGCCGAACCTGGTCGTCCGGCTGGACTCGGCGATCAAGCGGGAGGACTTCGAGCGGTTCAAGGCCGCGATGGACGCCGAGCACAAGGGCTTCCGAAACGCCTACAAGACCTTGTACTTGGGTGGCGGGGCTGACGTCACCGTGGTCGGCAAGGACTTCAAGGAGCTGGACTTCAAAGCCGTCCAGGGGGCGGGCGAGACCCGCATCGCGGCCGCGGCCGGAGTCCCGCCCGTAATCGTCGGCCTCTCCGAGGGCCTCCAGGGCAGCTCCCTGAACCAGGGCAACTACGGGCAGGCGCGCCGACGTCTCGCCGACGGAACCATGCATCCGCTCTGGGCTTCGGCGGCCGGCTCGATGGACCCGCTGCTGCGCGTCCCGCCCGGCGCACGCGCCTGGTACGACGCCCGCGACGTGCCATTTCTTCGCGAGGACCGCAAGGACGCCGCCGACATCCAGTACCGCAAGGCAGCCACGATCCGGCATCTCACGGACGCCGGCTTCGATCCCGACTTCGTGATCGAGGCGGTCGAGTCGGAGGACATGGCTCTGCTGCGCGGCCGCCACACCGGCCTGTTCTCCGTGCAGCTCCAGCCGCCCGGCAGCGGCCAGCCCACCGACCAGACCGATCCGCAAGAACAGCCCGCGCTTGAGGCCGGGACGGAGGCGACGTGATCGCAAAAGACGACCTGCTGCGCTCGGTGCCGTTCGAGCAGCGCGACGGCGAGGGCGAGGGCGACGGCCTGACGCTGGACGGCTACGCCGCGGTGTTCGGCCAGCCCACGGAGATCGACAGCTGGGAAGGCACCTTCACCGAGGTGATCCGCAAGGGCGCCTTCCGCAAATCGATCCGCGAGCGCACCCCGGTGATGCAGTTCGACCACGGCAGGCACCCGCTCGTCGGCAGCATCCCCATCGGCGCGATCACCGATCTGCGTGAGGACGATCAGGGCCTGTACGTCTCGGCGCGCCTGTCGGACAACTGGCTGATCGAGCCGGTCCGGGACGCGATCCGCGACGGCTCGGTGGACGGCATGAGCTTCCGGTTCAGCGTCGTGCGCGACGAGTGGCGCGACAAGGACGGCAAGCTCGTCAAGCCGGACGAGCTGGCGCACCTGCTGTGGGACCCGGGCGACCGCGGGCCGCTGGAGCGCACGCTCATCGAGCTGAAGGTCCGCGAGCTCGGCCCCGTGGTCTTCCCCGCCTACGAGGGGACCAGCGTGGGCGTGCGGGCTGCCACCCTGGCCGCCGAGATTCGCTCCGACGACCACCTGCGCCGCGAGGTGCGGGCCGCGCTGGCTCGCCAGGCGCCCGCGCCGCCCACCACCGACCAGGACCTGGACGACCCGGCCATGCGCCGCGAGGTCGCCAGGGCGCTCCTGTTCGGTGCCGACCCCAAGACTCCGGACGCGCCGCCCGAAGGGCACCCGTCCGTCCCGCAAGCCCGCTCCGCCGGCGCGCCGACCGCCCCCGCAATCGGGGACGGTCACCCGCCGCAGAGCACCGACGCGCCGCCCCTCGATGGGCACCCGCCGGTAGATCCATCGACGTCAGACCGGCTCCGCTCGCAGATCCGCGAGATCAGCGGGCTCATGGCCGAGCGTCTGGCCGCCATCGAGGAGAGATGATGGAGCTGTCGCATTCGCAGGCCGTGATCCGCCTGCGCGACATCCAGGCCGAACTGGAGCGCCTGGGAGAAAAGGAAGACCTCACCGTCGAGGACGAGCAGCTGTTCGACGAGCTGACTCGCGAATTCGCCGAGGTCGATGACCACCGGCGGCAGATGGAGCGCCGCTCGGCACTGGAGCGGGTCCGCTCCGCGACCAAGGCCGTGGACCGTGGTCCGGCCGCCCTGAAGGTCGAGCGCGGCACCCCGGTGAACAAGGCCGACGGGTACGACCTGGACCCGATCCTGAACCCCGACAGCGTCGAGGACCGCCGGTTCCGCAACCCGTGGGACATCAGCGAGGTCCGGCAGTGGGGCCGCGACCCCGATGAGGTCAACCAGGAGCTGGCCGCCCGCGCCCTGTGCGCGATCGAGAAGATGCCCGGCGCCAACGACCAGATCCGCGAGTCGGGCACGCGGATTCTGGAGCGGTGGGACGACCGCAACGCCTACATCGCCCGGCTGATCCTGCACACCTCCAGCCCGGCGTACATGCGGGCGTGGTGCAAGAAGGCGCGCGACCCGCAGGGCGCCGACCTGACCTACGAGGAGCGCATCGCCTGGCAGCAGGCCGAAGCGTTCCGGGCGATGTCCCTGACGGACTCGGCGGGCGGCTACCTGGTGCCGTTCCAACTGGACCCGACTGTCATCATCTCCGGCGACATCTCCGTCTCGGAGATCCGCCGAGTCGCCAGGCAGGTGATCGCCACCGGGGACGTCTGGAACGGTGTCTCCTCGGGCGCGGTGTCCTGGAGCTGGGACGCCGAGGCGTCGGAGGTGTCCGACGACTCCACGACCTTCGCCCAGCCGTCCATCCCGATCTACACCGCCCGCGGGTTCGTGCCGATCTCGATGGAGGCGCTGGCCGACGAGGCCAACGTCACCGCGACCGTGGCCGAGCTGTTGGCCGAAGGCCGCACCGACCTGGAGGCGGCGGCCTTCGTCACCGGCTCGGGCGTCGGCCAGCCGACCGGCATCGTCACCGCGCTGACCGGCACGGCCAGTGAGCTGACGGCGGCGGGCGTCGCCAGCTTCGTGCTGGACGACCTGTACGACGTCCATGGCGCACTGGGGGCCCGGTACCGCCGGATGGCCTCGTGGCTGGGCAACACGCTCATCTACAACCTGATCCGGCAGTTCGACACCTCGGGCGGCGGCGGGTTCTGGACCAACCTGGGCAACGGCACGCCGGAGCTGCTGCTCGGGCGCCAGGCCCTGGAGGCCGAGGACATGGCGGGCGCCCTGACCACCGGGAACAAGATCCTGGTCTTCGGCGACTTCCGCAACTACGTCATCGCCGACCGCGTCGGCATGACGGTCGAGTTCATCCCGCACCTGTTCCACACGGCCAACAACCGGCCGAGCGGACAGCGCGGCTGGTTCGCCTCCTACCGGACCGGGGCCGACAGCGTGAACGACGGCGCCTTCCGGATGCTCAAGACCGGCTGATACGCGGACCGGCGGCCGCAGCGCACGAGCCCGGCCGCCGGTCCGACCAACGAATGGAGTCATGCCGATGGGCAAGATTTACCGCGCCAAGAAGGCCGTCGCCTTCGCCCGGCCCGGGGGCGGCAACCGGATCATCCCCGCCGACAAAATCGTCAGGGACGACGACCCGATCCTGACCGGCCGCCGCGACCTGCTGGCCGACGAGTCGCTGTTCGAGCCGCTGGACGACTATCTCGACCGTGAAGTCGAGCAGGCCACGGCCGACCCGGGCGAGAAACGAGCCGTGACCCGTGCTCGCAGGCCGCGGGCCGCCAAGTTGGACGCGTCGAACAAGACGCCGGAGGCGGGCCCCAAGGAGGCCGCCGCGACGGCCCGTGCCAGCGACAAGGAGGGGGCGAAGTGAGGCGCACGACCTACAACAACGTCCGGGCGGCCCAGGCGCTGGCACCCAGCACGGCCCGCACGGACGGCGCCGTCAACGGGGCGACCATCGACCGGTTCGTCAACGACGTCTACTACCGGTCCGTCACCTTCGTGATCAATGCGGGCACGGTTACCGACGGCACGCACACCGTCGCCGTGGAGGACTCCGACAACGGCAGCGTCTGGGGTGCCGCCGCCGCCGCGGATGTCCAGGGCACCGCGCCCGCCGTCGGGACCGCCAATGACGAGCGCGCTCACGAGGTCGGCTACGTCGGCCCGAAACGGTACGTACGGATCACGCTGACCACGGCGGGGGCGACGACCGGCGGCCTGATCGACGCCGTGGCGATCCTGGGCGTCCAGCCGGTGAAGCGCTGACTCCGTGCTGACCACTGTCCCGGCCGACTGGATCACCGTCGCCGAGGTCAAGGCGCACATGGACAAGACCTCGACGGCGGACGATGCCGAGCTGGCGGGCTTCGTCAGCGCCGCGTGCGAGGCGATCCGGGAGCGGATCGGCGAGGTCTCCGAGGTCACGGCCGTGGTGGAGGCGCGCTCGTGGACGGACGTGATCGTGCTGGAGCACAAGCCGGTCGTCTCGATCACCAAGGTCGAGCGGCTGCCCGGCCTGGAGCTCGTCCCCGAGGGCGACCGGGGCACCGGCGCCGACGGATGGCTGATGCTCCAGCCGGGCGCCGGGGTCCTGACGCACACCTCCCGCTTCCCCGGCGAGGTCCGCGTCACCTACCAGGCCGGCAGGGATCCACTGCCCGGAAACGTTCGCCTCGCCGGACTGGAGCTGGCCGCGCACCTGTGGCGCGCCTCCCAGCTCAACGCAGGCGGCGGCCGTCCCGCGATCGCCGACAACGAGCAGCCGATCATCCCTGGCATCGCCTACGCCTTGCCGATCCGCGTCCGAGAGCTGCTCGGCCTCGGCAACAACCCCACCTCGGAGGTGCTGATCGGATGAGCCTGGACGAGCGGATCACAGGCAAGGACGCTCCCCCGCCCGCGCCGCGGCCTCGTCAGGTGCCGCGTGAGGCCGTGCCCGTGGCGGGGCACACGGCGCTGACGGTGCAGCCGGGGCAGACGCTCATCGTGACGTTGCCGGAGGCGCTCAGCGCCGAGCACACCGCGAGCGTCGGCAAGGAGCTGCAGGAGCGGTTGCCGGGCGTCGAGGTCCTCGTCCTCGCCGGCGTCCAGCAGATCGCCGTGTACGACCCCGGCACGGAGGTGCAGTGATGGGGACGTTCTGCAGCTGGGCGCTCCCAGCACGGGAACTGACCGGGGACGAACAGGCGGCGCTGACCGTGTGGCTGAGGGAGCACGGCATCGAGCCGGGCTCGGTCGCGGCCGGATGCGTCGCCGTCATGGCCGGTAAGGACGGCTCGGAGCTGCATGTCACCGAATTCGTGACCGGCGAGGACGGCGGGCCCGTCGTGGACTATGCGGCCAACCGGGTGGTCACCCGACCGCGGATCGTGCCGCTGGCCACCGAACCGCCGTTTCCGGACGACAAGAAGCAGAGCCCGGCGTGAGCATCTCCACCGTCCCGGCCGTGATCGATGAGCTGGTCCGGCGGACGCGGCTCGTCCTGCCGGAGGTCCAGGTGCTGGACGGGGGTCCGCACCGGGACACCGAGCCGGACGTGATCTGCATCGGCTTCCAGATCCCGCCGGGCGCGCCGTCCGTGGAGGACACCCGCACCCGCCAGCAGCTCGCCACCTCGCCCGACCGCGAGCAGTACGAGATCACCTCGCTGGCCTCGTCGTGGCGCGGCGAGCAGCACGACGCCAAGGCCGTCCGCGACCGGGTGTACGAGATGATCGACGCCCTCGCGGCCGAGCTGGAGCGCGACCAGCGCCTCGGCGGGCTGGTGAACCGCGCGCGCCTGTCCACCGGCGCGCTTGCGCAGGAGCAGACCTCCAAGGGCGCCACGGCCACGGTCCGCTTCGTCATCTCCGTGGACGCCTTCACGCGCTGATGGCCGACGACGAGGTCCGGGATCTGATCCGCGACCTGGATCAGATCCCCCGCGAGCTGCGTGTCCAGATGCGCCCGGCGCTGCAGCGCGCGGGACGGGACCTGCTGCGCCAGGCGCAGCTCAACGCCTCATGGTCCTCGCGCATCCCCAGCGCGACCCGGCTCTCCGTCCGCTTCAGCCGCGATCCCGCCGTCGACGTCCGCACGGACGGAAGGCGCGCCCCGCACGCCACCCACTACGAGAACGAGGGCAAGCCGGGGACCTTCAAGCACCCCCTGTTCGGCAACCGGTCGTACTGGTACTCCCAGCGCGCCCGCCCCTACCTCGGCCCCGCCTTCGACGCCAAGGCCGACGATGCGTTCGCCGCGATGGCCGACGCCGTCGACCGCGTCACCCGCGACGCCGGATTCCGCTGAGCCCTTCTCCCCTGCGCTCCCCGCTCCGTCCTGCCCCCGAGGAGGGTCATGACCGCCTTGCCTACCAACGTCGCGCCCCACGCGGGGCTGCGCGTCGACAGCCTTCTGACCGCCTCCGCGGCGGCGCCCGGCGGGGACGACTGCGCGACCGGCGTCGGCGTCTACCTGCTGGTCCGCAACACCGGCGGCGTGGCCCGCACGCTGACGCTCGCGACCCCGCAGGTCGTCGACGGCGACCTGGCGGTGGCCGACCGGCCGTTCACCATCGCGGCGACAACCGGCATCCACGTGATCCCCGTCCCGGACCTATACCGCAATCCGTCGACCGGCCGCGCGGCGATCACCTACGACGACGCGACCGGCCTGCAGATCATCGCGGTGCGTGTCCCGTGAAGCGCCCGCTGGTGCGGCTGGAGCACCCCGACCTGCCGGGCCGGGTCATCGAGGTGCCCGAGTCCGGCGTGGCGATGCGACGCGCCTCCGGCTGGACGTTCGCTCCCGATCCCCCGCCGCCGGACCCCGAGGACGACACCGAGGACGGCGAGCCCGGCCCCGACCCCAAGAAGGCCGCGCCGCGGCGTCGGCGTAAGAGCGAGGAGGAGTAGCTGATGCCTGCTACGCCGATCACCGCGTCCCTGCGGTACATCAACCCCGGCGTCACGAAGATCGTCTGGGCGGACACGCTCGCGAACAAGAACAACCCGCTGCGCGCCGAGATCAACGCGGGCACCGACCTCACTCGCGAGGTCCAGAACGCCGACGGCTGGGTCACCGAAAGCGAGAACGTCGAGACCCCGGACCTGGACTCCGAATTTACGGGCAAAATTCCGGGCCGGACCTCGGCGGAAGACTCGTCGCTGGCGTTCTACGCCTCCGAGGACGGCACGGACGTCCGGGGCCTGCTGCAGCGCGGCGACGCCGGCTACATCATGATCTTCGACGGCGGCGATGTCGCGGGCCGCAAGATGCGCGTCTTCCCCGTCCGGGTTTCCAGCGTCGGCATGCCGATCGACGTCGAGGGCGGCGACGCGGCGGTCGTGAACGTCAGCTTCGCGATCACCTCCGAGCCGGCCGAGAACGTGGCGGTCCCGGCATGACGAGCCAGATCCTGCCGGGTGTCCCCGCGTCGGTGCCGCGCTCGAAGGTCGCCGCGCTGGCCGAGTCGCTCGGCTTCAACGTCCGCGACCTGCTGTCCCTGGAGTTCCACAACGAGGCCGTCCACGCCGAAGTCTTCGCCCATCACCCAGGTAAGGACCGTGGCGCGGACGGGCGTGCGTGGAGATATGCCGTCGGCGAGCACGCCGCAACGCACCGGGTGTGCATCCGCATCACCGACGACCCCGACGAGAAGGCGAGCGACGCATGAGCCTGCTGTCCAGAGAGCAGATCCTCGCCGCCGACGACCGGACGTACGAGGTCGTCGCCTGCCCGGAGTGGGGCGGTGACGTGCGGCTGCGCTCCCTGACCGGCGCCGAGCGGGACGAGTGGGAGAACTCGATGATCCGCCAGGTCGGCAAGAAGCAGGTCGCGAACATGCGCAACGCCCGCGCCAAGCTCGTCGCCCTGTCGGCGGTGGACGGGGACGGGCAGCTGCTCTTCACGCCGTCCGACGTGATCAAGCTCGGATCCAAGAACGCCGCCGCGCTCGACCGGCTCTTCGAGACCGCGCAGCGCCTGTCCGGCGTGACCGATGAGGACATGAAGGAGATCGAGGAGGGTTTCGGCGAGACCCAGGACGAGCCTTCCGCCACAGGCTGACCCTCGCCCTGGGTGGCATGACCAAGGGCGAGATGCTCGCCCGCATCTCCTCCTACGAGCTGACCGAGTGGATGGTCTACGAGCGGCTCTACGGCCCGCTCGCCTCCGAGCGTGACGACCACCTCGCCTCGCTGCTCGCCGCCGTGATCTCCAACGCCTTCCGGGACAAGGGCAAGGCCGCCCAGCCCGGTGACTTCTTGCCGCGCTGGGAGGCGCCCGCACGCCCCGAGGAGGTCGAGGAGATTGGCGACGATCCGTGACCTCCTGATCCGCATCCGGGCGCAGGACCGCAACGTCCGCCGGGTGATCGACCGGATCAACGGCTCGCTCGACAAGCTCGACCGCAAGCTCGACCGCGTCGGCAAGGCGGCGCGCACCGGTGGGCTGGTCGTCCTCGCGGGCGCGGCGATCAGCCTCGCGACGGCGCTCGGCCCGGCGACGGGAGGCGTCGTGGGGCTGGGCCTCGCTCTGGCCGGGGCGCTCGCCCAAGCCGCAGGGTTGGCCGTCGCCTTGCCCGCCTTGGCGGTGACCGTGGTCGCCGCGCTGCAGACGCTGAAGCTGGCCTTCACCGGTGTGGGGGCCGCGATCGGCCAGGCGGTCGCGGGCAAGCTCGACAAGTTCGAGGAGGCGCTGGAGAAGCTGCCCCCGGCCGCCCGCAAGGTCGTGCGCGAGGTCGGCCTGGCGATGTTCGGCCTGCGCACCAACGTGCAGCAGGCGTTCTTCCGGCCGCTGGTCGCCGAGTCCAAGGGGCTCGGCGCGCTGCTGCGCGGTCCCATCCAGCGGGGCATGGCGGGCGTGGCGACGTCCATGGGGCGGGTCGGCGCCCGGATCGTCCAGATCGCCCGCGAGCGGAAGTCGATCAGCTTCCTGGAGCGCGTGTTCGCCTCGCTGGGCAAGAGCATCGACAACGCCGGGAAGGGGGTCGCGCCGCTGCTGCGCGGGTTCCGCGCCCTGGCCGACGCCTTTCTCGGCGTCGTGCCCCGGATGGGCACCGGCCTCGCGCGTCTGGCGACGGCGACCGGCAAGTGGATGGAGAAGATCGCCGCGAGCGGTCAGGCGGCGCGGTGGTTCAGCAACGCCCTCTACACGCTCAAGCTGTTCGGCAGCATCCTGCGCAGTCTCGGCATCATCTTCATGTCGGTGTTCAGGGCGGCCACGGCGGGCGGCGGGAACCTGCTGGCGGTGATCGCAGCCGGTGCGGCGGCGCTGGCAAGGTGGACGCAGTCGGCGCACGGTACGGCGGTGCTGCTGACGTTCTTCATGAACGCGCGGGACACGCTCTCGCAGCTGTGGCGGATCGCGCAGAACCTCGGCATGGCGCTCGGCGGGATCTTCGGCCCCGCGTCCGGGCAGGCCGGATCCCTGCTCGACACGATCGAGCAGCTCACCGCGAAGTTCGCGACGTGGACCCAGAGCACCGAGGGTCAGCAGAAACTCACCCAGACCTTCGCGCTGCTCGGGCAGATCGCCCGGGACCTGCTGACGATCCTCCCCGGCGTGGCCAGCGTGATCGCCACCCTCGCCGGATGGTTCGCCGCGCTGCCCGCCCCGGTCCGCGGGGCGGTCTCGCAGTTCCTGGCCTGGTTGATCTTCCTCGGGCTGGTCACCGGCAAGATCGGGCCACTCCTTAAGGGCTTCGGCCTGCTCGGCGGGGCACTGGCGCGACTCGGCAAGCTAGTGGGGCTGGACAAGGTCGCGGCGGCGGCTGGCCGCCTGGCCAAGCGCATGGCCATCGCCGCCGCGCGGGTGATCGCCTCGCTCGCGCGGATGGCCGCCAGCTTCGCCGCGACGGCGGCGCGGATGATCGCCAGCACGGCCGCCGCCGCGGCCCGGGTGATCGCGCAGTGGGTGGCCATGGCCGCCAGGGCGGTGGCCCAGGCGGCGATCATGGCCGCCGCGTGGCTGATGGCCAACCCGATCGCGCTGGTGATCGCGCTGATCGTCGGCCTGGTCGTCCTGATTGTCAAGAACTGGGACAAGATCAAGGCCGCCACGCTCGCCGCCTGGGACTTCATCTGGAAGTGGATCAAGAAGATCGCCGGGTTCATCTGGACCCTCTTCCTGAACTTCACCCTCTACGGGCTGATCATCAAGCACTGGGACAAGATCAAGAACGGGACGGTCGCGGCCTGGAACGCCGTGTGGAACTTCATCAAGAAGGTCGCGCAGGGCATCGTCAACGTCTTCCTGAAGTACCACCCGGTCGGCATCATCCTGTCGCACTGGACCCAGATCAAGAACGGCGCGGTCTCCCGGGCACAGGCACTCCTCAGCTGGCTGACCGGCCTGCCGGGGCGGATCATCCGCGCGGTCGGCGGCCTGGGCCGCCTGCTCTACGGCGCGGGCCGCGACGTGCTGGTGGGGCTGTGGAACGGCATCGTCTCGATATCCGGGAAGATCGCCGGCTGGATCGGTGATCTGGTCCGCAACATCGTCCCCGGCCCCGTCCGCCGCGTCCTCGGCATCAGCTCCCCCTCGAAGGTCTTCATGGGCCTGGGCCGCAACATCGGCCAGGGCCTCATCCTCGGCATGGACTCCACCCAGCGCGCCATCGGCGCGGCGGCCGTCCGGATGGCGGGCGCGGCCGTCCCGGCGTTCGCCACGCCCGGCGCCCCGGGGATGGGCGTCCCGCCGGGCCTCGCGCGGACCTCGGCCGCCGGATCCCGCGAAGGGCTGTCCGCGCGCGCCATCGCCGACGCCGTCGCCGAGGGCCTTCGCCGCTCCGGCCTGAAGGTCGACATGGACGGCAAGCAGGTGGCCGAAATCGTCTCCAAGCACATCGGCCGGGGCACCGACCAGCGCCGCCGGACGGGCTGATGCCGAGCACCTGGAAGTTCGTGGACCGGCCCGAGGAGGTCCACTCCACGCTGCTCGACATGAACGACGGCGCGGACTGGCGGACGTCGAGCGAGGACTTCAACATCTCCCCGCCGCCGGTGAACCGCAGCCTGGTCCGCAACGCGCTCATCGACGGCGGCATTCTCACCGCGGCGTCGTATGACCTGCGGGAGCTGCAGTTCACCGTCCGGCTGCACGGCGAGACCGAGGCGCAGCGGGTCAGCCAGCTGAAGGCGTTCGAGAAGGAGCTGGCCAAGCCCGCGAACCTGCTGATGTACCAGTCGCAGCTGCACGACCGGCCGGTGTTCTTCCGGACGTTGCGGTCGGACAGCTTCGAGCTGGACACGCAGTTCGTCCCGGGCTCGGTGTGGCAGATCAAGGCGAGCATCGCGGCCGAGCCGTACGCGATCGGCATCCGCCGCGACTTGGCCCCCATCGCGGTGGCCAACGACCCGGCGGCCGTGACGAATCCGACCCGCTTCGACATCCAGGGCATCGTCGGGGACGGGCCGACGCCCGCGTTCGTCAGGATCGACGACCTCGGCGACGAGACCACGATCGTCCTCGCGCAGCGCACCATCAACAACCCGACCGCGCTGACGAACTGGGTCCAGGCCGAGTCCGGGACCATGGGCGTCGACACGGCCACGTTCAACGCCCCGGCCACGTTCAGCGGGACGCCGAACCGGGGGACCCGGACGACCTTCGCCACGAACAACCTGGTCTCGCGCCGCATCACGGTCACCGTGCCGACCGCGTCCTCCTCGGAGGCGCTCCGCGGCCGGTACCGCGTCTTCGTCCGGGCGTCCGTCGACGCCGCCGCCGACGACTCCACGTTCTTGATGAGGTGGGAGCGCTTCGGCCCCGCCTTCGCTCCCGGGCCGACCGTCACCGTCACCATTCCCAATGGCGAGTTCCGGCTGGTCGACCTCGGGATCCTGGAGGTGCCGACCGCCACGACGGCGCCGTCGAGTATCGGCTACTCGGCCCTGCCGCCCGGCTTCGTCGACGAGGAGCTGGCGATCCACGCCTCGCGCATCGCCGGGACCGGGGCCCTCGATCTGGACTACGTCTACCTGATGCCGGCCGACGAGCGGCTGTGCTCGGTGCAGCAGGTCCGGGCGAACGGCTTCCTCATCCTGGACGGCCCGAACGACAGCACGTACGGGATGGCCGCGGGCTCCACCCCCTTCGGGCTGGTCCGCACGATCGACAACGGCGGCGGCCTCGTCCCCCGCATCGGCGGCCTGCCGATGCTCGTGCCCGGCGTGTCCAACCGCTGGTACCTGCTCACCAGCCGCGCCCTCTCCGATACCCGCACCGTCGAGATCAGCTACTGGCCGCGCTGGCTGGACGTAGCGACCGCATAGGAGGAAGCCGTGGCCAACGGCGTTTTCAATATCGCGCTCGGGAAGGCCGGCTACTACGCGACCCTGCCCGCCGCGAGCGACGGCCTCGTCGTGGTGCTGCTGAAGGTCGCGCAGGCCGATGACACGCTTCGCGACCACGACACGCTCGCCGCAGTCCTGGCGGCCAACACCGAGGCCGACTTCACCAACTACGCGCGCGCCGCGGCGGCGGGCGTGGTCGTGAATGTCAACGACACCTCCAACCTCGTCGACGCCGACATGAACGACATCACGTGGGCGAATGCCGGGGGCGCGTTGAACAACACGCTGGTCAAGCTGCTGGTCTGCTACGACCCGGCCACCGGGTCGGGCACCGACGCCGAGATCATCCCGCTGACCTTCCATGACTTCGCGGTCACCACGGACGGCAGCAGCATCACGGCACAGGTCGCCGCGACGGGCTTCTTCCGGGCCACCGGCTGAGGACGCGCTGATCCATGGCGCATGAGGGGCGCCTGGGCACGGCCACGGTCGAGGCGTCCAACACCGTCGGCGCGGTCACGGTCGGGCAGGCGGTCGCGGCAGGGCGGACGGTCCTCGGGGCCGTGGTCTGGTCCCAGGACAACACCACCATCCCCAGCATCTCGTCGGTCACCGACTCGCGCGGCAACACCTACGCCGTGGATGAGGACGCGGGGAGCGGCAACTCGACTGCGAGCTGCGCGATCTTCCGCGGGCGGGTGACGACGCCGCTGCAGGTGGGCGACACGATCACGGTCACGATCGGCGCGGGGCGGCAGAGGTGGTGCCTGCAGGCCAACGCGTTCGACGATGTGATCGTCAGCCCGCTCGACCGGACGCAGGCCAACGACAACCCCGGCAGCTCGTCCAGCCTTTCCACCGGGACGACGGCGGTCACGCAGCAGGCCCGCGAGCTGGCATACGGAGTCTACGGGTTCGGGCGCGGCAGTGATCAGAACATCACGGCCACGGGCGGCTGGAACGCGGACGCGCAGGTCAACACTGTTTCGGCGAGCACCAAGCGCGGACTGCAGGTCGCCTGGATCTACCTGAACTCAACCGCCGCCGTCGAGGGCACCGCCACCACGAGCGCGCCGACCACCTACTCCGGATGCGTCGCCACCTACCGGATCGTGACGGATCAGACCGTCGTGACCGGGCAGGCCGCCGAGACCGACGCCGCGCAGCCGATCACCCCGCTGCGCACGGTCCCGATCGGCCAAGCCGTCGAGGCCGACGCCGCGCAGCTCATCGCCGGTGGCGAGATCGTCCCGTTCGGTCAGGCGGCCGAGGCCGACGCCGCCACGCGGTTCGCCTCGCCGACGGCCCGCGCCGCCGAGTCCGAGGCGGCGGGCGTCATCACCCCGGTCCGCATCATCCCGATCGGCCTGGCGGTCGAGGCCGACACGGCGTCGGCGTTCGCGGTCACCAAGACCCGGGCCATCGGCCAGGCAGCCGAGACCGACGCCGCCGACGTGGTCGGGCCGCGGGTCGCGCTCGCGCCCGAGACGCTGCTCAACGGCGTGCCCATCCCGCTCGGGGTGCGGATCTACAACAACTTCCTGCCGTCCTTCGACGTCTGGGTCACGCGGGCGGTGGACGACTTCTCCTTCCGCAGCTCGATCCCCGGCGGCTTCGCCAGCGCGACCATCACCCTGCATCGGCCCTCCATCGCCAGCAGCCCGGCCAGCGGCCACCTCTACGGCGCGGACAAGTCCGCCTTCGACGAGCTGGCCCGTCTGTTCAACCGCGTGCAGATCGTCGACATGAGGTCCGCGGAGATCGTGTGGGAGGGGCGCATCGAGGGCCCGCGCCGCTCGACCGAGACCGACACGTGGGAGCTGAGCTGCCTCGGCGCGGCCGTCGCCGCCTCGGACGTCCAGCGGCCGATGTTCTACGTCGACTCCTCGATCGAGTCCTGGCTGCAGCGGCCGGAGAACTTCTGGCAGTTCCAGGCGGACGAGGCGACCAAGACGATCGAGGTCCGCTGGGAGGGCAATCTCATCTGGCCCGGCCCCGCGGGCGCCGGACTGGGGATCTTCACGGCGCTGACCCACCAGCGCGCCGACGAATGCAATCTCTACATCGGCCGCTACGACGCCACCTTCGCCTCCTCGGCTCCGGCAGGGGCTGGCGATCAGAACCCCAACCACCTGTGGAACTCGGTCTTCGTGGACGGCAGCTCGGACCAGGGCGGCGACGGCCTCTTCCACGCGACGAACTTCACCCAGAACGTCCGGCACTGGCGACGTGTCAACGGCGCGCTGAGCTCCTTCGGTGAAACTGGCGGCTGGCAGGTCAGCGATGCCTACCGGCTGGAGATCCGGATGGGGGTCGGCAACAACGCCGGCTTCGGGGACTACACCTCCGCGCCGGACAAGGTCGTCGGCCGCATCGCCAACCCCGTCGTCCAGGTCCTGCGGATGGACCGGAACGGAACCCTGCTGACGGACCCGGCCGACTACCCCGGCGCCTACGTAACCGTTCCCCAGGTGGTCGAGGACGTCGTCGGGCGGCTGCTGGTCAAAGGTTGGAACAGCGGGCACAAGGGGAATGGGATCTTCGGCTCCGACAAGCCCTTCCCCGGCCAGGTCCGCCCGATCGACGTGCACATCGACACGTCCTCGACCGCCGCGTTCACCGACCTGACCTACTTCGACGGTGCGACGGCCGAGCAGATCCTCAGCGACATGATGCTCGCCCAGCCCGACGCGTACTGGGCCATCTGGGAGAGCCGCTGGGGAGCCACCGACGGCGAGGGCATCAAGATTTTCCCCGACGACGCGCGCAACGACTACGGCTACCGGTTCGAGTGGGCGCGCTGGCCGCTGAACTGGGGCTACCAGGCGTCCAGCCTGGACGGGCTGGAGGAGCAGCCCAGCGGCGAGGGCCTGTACAACTACATCTTCTACAAGCACCCCGTCGAGTCCGCGTGGGACGAGACTCCGGGCTTCAAGCAGACGCGGCAGGCCCTGTCGGGGCGTCACGGCGACAGCCAGACCTTCCCCGACTTCTTCGAGGGCAATGACCTGTCGTATGCCACCGTCACGCGCGCGATCACCGTCACCCGGGACGAGCCGGCCGAGACGATCGGGGACGCCGAGCTCGCCGGGCTGCTGAGCCACTATCGCCGCACTGGCAACGCGGGCACCATGACCATCCGCCGCCCGATCCTGTACTACGACCCCGGCGAGACGTCCTATGCCGGTGCGGCGCGGATGGTGCAGCCGTGGGAGATCCGCCCCGGCAAGCTCATCAAGATCACCGATGTGCAGCCGCGCGGGATGATCCAGGACCACTCCTATGGCGAGACCACCCCGCCAGAGGCGCACGACGGCACTGTGTGGCGCGTGATGAGCACCGAGTACTCCAGCTCCGACAACAGCTGCCGCCTGGAGCTCGATCAGCCCGCAGCCTGGGCGATGCCCACGCAGACCGTCAAGGCGGCTCAGCCGGGCGGGCCCACCGTGGCGAGGGGCAAGACCGTCACCACCCTGAACGCCAACCCGTTCTTCTCGGCCGACCTGTCCGGCTGGACGCCCTTTCAGGCGAGCATCGTGCGCTCCACCGCCGTTGTGTATCCGCGCGGCGTCGCCTCGATGCGGATCACCCCGGACGGCGTGTCCTCGGCCGGTGCCGGTGTCAGCGCCCTGTCCGCTGCTGGGACCGTCACGCCAGGAGGGCAGTACACGGGGCAGATGTGGGCCCACGTTCCGGGCGGCACCCTCGGCGTCCAGATCGTCGTCAACTGGCACAATGCCGCAGGCACCTTCCTGTCCAGCAGCACGAGCGCCGCGGCGACCCCGGCGGCCGGTGTCTGGACCTACCTGGAGGGGACGTTCACCGCCCCGGCGTCGGCCGCGCGGGCGAGCATCCTGGCGTGGCATTTCGGGACGCCCCCCGCCAGCAAGGTCTGGTACGCGTGGGGCGTCCAGCTGGTTTCCGTGTCGTAAGAACGGCGCCCCTCCTGAGCCCATCCCCTCCCCCGGCCGTGACCGCATGGTGCGCCGCTCCGTAGTGGCGGCGCGCGGTCGCGGACGTATCCGGCCGCGAGGCATCCCCGGAGGTGCTGTATGACCACGCCCGACCCGACCCGTCTGGAGCTGGCCATCACCGAGCTGAAGGGCTCCATGGACGCCGGCATGGCCCGGATCGAGGGCCGCCTGGACCTGCTCGTGCAGCGCGCCGAGCACTCCGACCAGCGGGCGCGGGATCAGGCCGCCGAGATCCGGCGGGTGGACGACAAGGTCGACAAGGTCGACGACCGGGTGGACAAGGTCGAGGCCGCCGCCGTCACCCGCGCCGAGCTGGACGAGCGATCCAAGCGGACGATCCAGATCGTGGCGATCATCTGCGCTCTGCTCGGGAGCGCGACGGGCGCCGGGACCGCGATCCTCATCGCGGTGATGAGCAACGGAGGTTGACGTGGCAGACAACGACCCAATGCCACCTGTGCCGCGCGGCGACGCGCAGGCGACCGAGGCCGACGAGGATCTCGTCCTCGAACGCCTCTACGGCCCGCCCGACCGGGACGGCGCCTTCCGAGGGGAGAGCTGATGGAGTGCTCCGTGTGCGGGCTCGCCCCGTGCGATCTGCCGGACGGCGTCGACCCGGAGTTCGTCTTCGAGCGCGGTGACGACGGCGAGACCCGATGCCAGGGGTGCGCCCGATGACCGCGGCAGGAATGATCGCCGAGGCCCGCAAGTGGATCGGCACGTCGGGCCGGCCGAACGCGATCACGCGAGAGTACGCCTCCCGGCACGGGGACGCCTACCTGCGCGCGGCCTGGTGCGACATGGCCATCACCTACTGGGCCCGGCACAGCGGCAACGCCGCGGCCGTCCTCCCGGGCGGGGATCGCGCCTACACGGTGTGGCACGCGCAGGACTTCCAGAAGGCCGGGCGCTGGCACAGCGGGACGACCGCGAGCGTCAACCGGGCCAAGCCCGGCGACATCGTCTTCTTCGACTGGGGCGCGACGAACAACATCGGCGCGATCGACCACGTGGGCCTGGTGGAGGTCGTGCTCGGCGACGGGCGGCTCCAGACGATCGAGGCGAACACCTCCGACGCGGTGAAGCGCCGCGTCAGGAGTTCCAGCGTGATCGCCGGTTACGGGCGCCCCGCGTACGGCGGGGGCAACTGGACGGAGGACATGGTGAAGAAGCTCCCCATGCTCAGCAAGGGCGACCGCGGTGAGCACGTCCAGTCATTGCAGGGGCTCCTGATGGCGCGCAGCCACCCCGAGGTCCGCATGACCGGGCGGTTCGACTCCACGACCGAGGCGGCCGTGAAGGCCGTCCAGCGGTGGGGTGGCGTCGACGACGACGGCGTCGTCGGGCCGCAGACCTGGCCGGTCCTGCTGCGGGTGCACGCGTGAAGCCGACGCTCGGCCGCATCGTCCACTACCGCGGCAAGCAGGGCCTGACCGCCATGCGCGCCGCGATCGTCACCGCCACCACAGCCACCCTCGACCCCCGCGGCGTCGAGGCCGGCCAGGTGCCCGCGCTCGACTCCGACGAGCACGTCCACCTGTGGGTCTTCACCCCGGGCGAGCAGGGCGGGTTCGCCGAGTTCAACGTCCCCCGCGGCGAGGCCCCGGATCCTGGCGAGGAGATCCCGCCCGGCTCGTGGGGTTGGCCATCGCGCGTCTGATCATCTCGACGGCGTGCTCCACGGTCTCGGCCTCCTCCGGCAGAGCGGCTCCTTCCAGGAATGCCTGATGCGCGGCCGGGTCGCAGCCGAGACATGGACAGATGGCCTCGCCGGTCTCAGCAGCGGCGGCGTGGATGGACTGGTAGGTATCCAGCTTCTCGCCGAAATACTCCGACCCGTCCTCGGCGAGGGTCTTGAGCCTCAGCGCCTGGGTGGGGTTGGGGACGAACTCGGCCATGTCGGCTCCATTCAGTGGGAGGGCCATGCGGTCATCCTCTGCCAGGTCGCTCGGGGCCAGTACCTGAAATCCGGTATCGGCGCCCCCTTCGTGCACGCCGCGCTCGGCAACGGGCGCGGCTGATCCGCAACGGATCTATCGCCGCCACCAGCGGCAACGTCGCTCCAGCTCCCACCCTGGGAGCAGATGGGAGTTCATCGTGAACAACTACATCCTGAGCCTGGTGCGGACGTACGTCCCCATCGGCGTCGGCCTGGCGCTGACCTGGCTCGCCCGCGAGCTGGGCATCGTCCTGGACGGGGACACCTCGGCCATGGCGTCCGCCGTCGCCGTGGCGCTGGCGTCCGGCGCCTGGTACGCCCTGGCCCGCGCGCTCGAAGCGTACTGGCCCACGTTCGGCGTCCTGCTCGGCTCGGCGAAGGCGCCGGAGTACAAGGCGCTGACTCCGCGCCGGTGAGCCCGTCCTTCACCAGGCGGCAGATCCGCTCGGGCGCGGGTACGCCAGACCCGCGCCGGTAGGCTGACCTCGAACCCCGTCACGGTCTCACGGCCGTGACCCGACGCCCCGCTCCCCTCGCTTCGGCGGTGGGGGCGGGGCGTTTCCGCGTGTCCGGAGCACCTCGACGAGGTCGGCTGTGGTGAGGCCACCTCGGGCGAGCACGGTCTCCAGGTCGAGGACGCTCGCGCAGTAGTCGACCAGGCACCGGTGCTGGCGGGCCCTCAGCACGGGCTGGCCATCCAGCTTGATCAGCTCGACATCCCACCCTCGCGGCCCGACCCATCTCACGCGCACATGCTATGACCTGGGGAAACGTGGTCGGCTCGGCAGGATATTGATCGCTTGCCCCTGGACTGGTCCGTTGCCTCGTACGGTCGGCACATGGGCCTCGCGCCATGGGCTCGCACCCCTCGACCACCTAGCGCAGATCGCCCCCGCGGTGACCGTCGCCGCCGTCGCGATCCGGGAGAGCGGCGGCGAGGCTGAGGTGTGCGGCGGTGGCCCTGTCACTCGGCTGCTGGACCGAGACGATGATCGTGCATGGCAACCTCGCGTCCCACAACTGCGGCGCCACCGAGGCCCTGCCCGAGTCGGTAGAGAAATTTGCACCGCTGCGGTAGACATTCATTCACCGGCGCCCGGCTTGTGTCACAAGACACAGAACATTCGGAAGATACTTGGCAAGGGCGCCGCAATCGCTGCGAAAAGCTGCTTACGATGCTGGCTCCTGAGAATCTCTCAGGGATGGGGCCTGGTACCCGCTCGTCCCGCAGACTGCGCGCGGTACCAGGCCCCGCGGCCATTAGGGGCCGCCAGCCGTCACTGCGTGAGAACGAGCGCGATGATCCACGAGCCGTGTCTGGCCAGTTCCAGCAGCACGCAAGTCATCCAGCATCGCCCACCGGAGTCGACGGCTTTCCCTTCCTGGGGCTCGTCCATGACGTGACGCGCCCTCCTGCCCCGGCCTGGGGGGCGGCCGGTCGGCCCGCGCAGATGAGGATCACCTTGCGCGCGCGCCAAGGCGATTCATGTGCGGGCTGATCCGGAGACTAGCGCGATAACCCAGGGGACGGGAAATCCATCTCGATAAGTGCATGTGCAGGTGCACTTGAAAGGCATTTCATCCGGTCTGGCGAGCAACGGCCAAAATGGTACATGCACCGAAGTGACTGATTTTGTAATAGCGGATACGTCCCGCATAGCTGACATATCAGTCCAATGGGGCGATCTCGTCAGGCCCCCAGCGACCCTCGGCGAGCACTCGCACATAGGAACGGAGTCCGGCAACAACCCGCTAGATCGGCGCCGGACCCCGTCCAGGGGTTACGGTACCTGCGGATAAGAGCGGTGCATAGCGGTGGAGAGCGGTGCGCCGCTATGCGCTACACCCTGCCGCAGGGCACCGCTCTACGGTGACGCGCATGGCAGAGGAGATCCCGCCGTTCGAGCCGCGACCGGACGCCTACATGTATGCCCAGGTGGCGGACCACCTTGCCCTCCGGATCGAGAAGGGCAGGGCCAGCGAGCGGATCGCCGACGCGCTGCGGCCGGGTGCGCGGCTGCCGGGCGAGCGGGACCTGGCCGAGGAGTACGGGGTGTCCATCGTGACCGCACGGCGCGCCGTGCGGGAGCTGCGCGAGCGGGAGCTGGTCGTCACGCTGCCTGCCAAGGGCACCTACGTGACCGAGCCGGACTGATCTCCCTACAGACAGAGAGCCCTCGCCTGCGCGCATGCGAGGGCTCTCGGTGAGCAATTAGCGGAGTGCGTCCCGTTCCCGGCGCGCCTCGTCCCGCTCCTCGGTCAGCCGGGCGATCTCCTCGGCGACGCGGTCGAGGAACGCGTCGACCTGCTCGACCGCGTACCCGGTCGCCAGCCGCGTGGTCCAGAAGGTCGTCCGCATCACGTCGGCGGCGGTGAGCCGGTCGGGCACGGCTCCGTGCCGCGCCTTGACCGGCTCTTCCGAGACGCCGAGCACGCCGGCGAGTGAGGACACCTGTGCGGTGAGGGCGTCTATCTTCGCGTGCAGTTCAGGATCGGTGGTCATGGGGCTGTCCTAGCACGTCGCGGGGGCGGTCGCCGGGGTTTCGGCGCGGGTCATCTCGGCCAGGTAGAACCCGGCGGTGTTCGGCGAGTAGGTGGCCTCGCGCAGGGTCCACGCGCTGCCTGCGAGCAGGGTGCGCAGTTCGTCCGGGCTGAGCAGCAGGCGGTCGAACCAGTCCGACGTCCACGTCTTGTACCGCACCCTCATGCGCACCTGTCCGGGCAGCCGCCCGCGGTCGGCGTTGCGGTCGTGGTAGGCGCAGTGCTCGGGGGCGGAGGCTTCGTGCGGGTCGTGGCCGATCGCCAGTAGCCGCGCGCCGGGCCGGGCGAGCCGGGCCAGGCTGTCCAGGACCACGGGCGCGTGCTCGCGACTGCCGAGCAGGCCGAGGTTCCCGCCGAGCATGAGCAGCGTGTCGAAGGTGCCGAGGTCACCCGGGTCGGTGGCGGTGCCGATGCGGGCGTCCAGGCCCTGCGCGCGGGCGACCGCGACCGCGCCGGGCGAGGGGTCGATCCCGATGACCTCGCGGTCGCCGGTGAGCGCGAGCATGTGCCGTCCTGCGCCGCACCCGACGTCGAGCGCCCGCCCGGACGCGAGCGCCACGGCGCGACGCTCTCCGGCGATCCACTCGTCCGGCCTGGTGAAGTAGCGGTAGGCGTCCTCGATCGACACGAACCCGTCGTCGCGCTCGATGATCTGCAGGTGGGCGCCGCGCCGCGGCCCGGCCGCGTAGGCGTCGCGCAGCAGCGCGCCGTAGCCATCCTCCGGCGCGCTCTCGCCGCGCTGGTCGTCGTCCCGGTCGACAGGCCGGGCTGGGCTGATTGGGGGCATATGGACCTCCGGCGCGCTGAGGATTGGTACCGCGGCCCCGGACGCGCGCCAGCTGGTCCAGGGCCGCGGGGTCTAGGGGCGAGCACCGCCCCGTGATCGGCGGCGAACCCGACTCCGGCCGCGGCCGATCATTCGCTTGAGCCAGGGACCGAACCATGGCCGGGCGCCAGGGCAGTTGCGCCACATGGGCATGGTCCACGCCGGCATGAACCAGCTGGAGTAGTAGAGGAGCTGCAGCAGCCTCTCGTCCGGCCCGTCGGCCCGGCCGTCCTCGTGGGTCACGC